GGTGCTGCAGATTGATTTGATGCCTTGGCAAATACATGCTCTTGAAGGGATGCTGGCTGTTGACGCTGATCAGAAGTTTGTGCATCGTTCGAGCCTTGTGTCGGTTGCGCGTCAAAACGGCAAGACAACAATCATCCAGGCGCTGATCTTGTTTTGGCTTGTGGAGATGCCAAAGATTCGAGGCGGTAAGCAGACCGTGGTTTCGGGCGCGCACCGTTTGGATTTGGCGTGTTTGTTGTTTGATGATTTGGCACCGATTCTTGAGGAGTACTACGGCGCCAAGATTGTCAAGTCTTACGGCCGTTATCAGGCGACGATGCCAGACGGCAGCAAATGGTGGGTCAAAGCATTAAAGCCAAACCAAGGTCACGGTATGAGCATTGACCTAGTGATTGTTGACGAATTGTTTGACGTCAACCCCGACTCGGTAGAAGGTGGTCTGTTGCCGGCACAGCGCGCACGAAAAAACCCGTTGGCGTGTTTCTTCAGCACAGCTGGCACCGAGGAATCTGTGCTGTTTCAGCGTTGGCGTGAGGCAGGCATTCGAGCGATTGACAGAGGCGAACCGTCCACGATGTACATGGCCGAATGGTCGCCAGACCCAAGCCTTGACCCGCTGCATCCTGCGTCATGGGCGTGGGGTAATCCTGCGCTCGGTTACACGTTGGACATGGACACAATTAGGCAAGAGTCCACCAACCCTGATCGCGCGTCGTTTTTGCGCGCATCCCTAAACCTTTGGGTGAGTGTTGTGCGCGGTTGGATTGAGCCAGGGCGTTGGCCGTCATTGGAATACACGGGGGACATCCCTAGCGGTGGCGTCGTGGCGATTGAGTCTTCGCTGGACGACTCGCGATACAGCGCGACCAGATGCGTCAATTTGTCAGATGGTCGGGTGCTTGTCACCGTCGCGTTTATCGCCGAGTCAATTACCGAGCTGTGGGAAAACGTGCAAGAACTAGGCAAAGACCCCACGATCAGGTTTGCCTTGTCGCCGACCGTGGACGCAACCTGCCCACCGAACATTGAGCGCCGCCGAGTCGTCGTCGGCTATGCAGAACTTGGACGGTTCACACCGCTCGCAAAAAACATGATTGCCGAAGCACGCTTACTGCACACAGGAGAAAAACTGCTTGCCGAACACGTCCAGCGCGCCGTTGCTGTTCGCACCGACAACACAATCGTGCTTTCGTCCAAGCGATCGCCTGGGCCGATCGAGTTAGCCCGAACAATGGTCTGGGGAATTGGCATGTGTGCCCGTCCAGCCAACACAGGTAAACCCATGCTTGTCGCGGTAAATAACTAAGATAAACGCGGCGACCGCGCACCTTGCCTTTTGTCGGAATCGGATAAGTCATGCGCGGTTGCCACTCATATGACAAAGTAGGAACATGGCGATCTTTAACAAAACCCGTAAAGCAGCGATAAGCCCAGCGCCTAGCGTGGCAGCTGCGGTCGCTGGCGGTTACACAAGTAACGCGCAAGGCGTAAGCATGATCGGTCAGTATTACAGTTACCAAGAAGGCGAAGCACGCAATCGCGCGATCAGCGTTCCAACGATCAACCGCGCTCGAGATTTGATGGCATCCGTTATTGGTTCAATGCCGTTGCGCTCATACAACGAGTTTTGGAACGGCGAAGAAATGGAACGCATTTATATTGCGCCACGTTCATGGATGCGTCGACCAGACCCGACCGTGTCCGCGCAATTTCTCTTTAGTTGGACACTTGATGACCTCATGATGTTTGGCAGAGCGTTTTGGTACATAACATCACGCACCGCTGACGGCTACCCTGCCACGTTTACTCGACTGCCTGCCGGCTCAATTACAACGACCGACATGGTTGGCCCTGTTTGGTTTGCACCGTCTAAAGAAGTTTATTTTAACGGCGGCATGCTTGACCCTGCAAACCTTGTGCAATTCCTGTCACCAGCGCAGGGAATGATCTATTCGGCACCTGGCGCAATTGAAACCGCGCTTAAACTTGAAGCAGCGCGCAACCGCAACGCATCGTCAAGCATTCCTGCCGGTGTGCTTAAGCAAACTGGTGGCGAACCATTAAGCGCGCAAGAGTTGGCTGATTTGGCTAGCGCGTTTAACGCCGCTCGAGCAACTAACCAGACTGCCGCGCTTAACGAGTATTTGACATACACGGAAACAAACAGCACCCCAGACAAGATGCTGTTGATTGAGGCATCGCAATATCAGGCGCTTGAAATGTCGCGTCTTGCAAACGTGCCACCGTATTTGGTGGGCGTTGCAACTGGCGCATATTCGTACCAATCATCCCAGCAAGCGCGCGCCGATCTTTACTTGTTCGGTGTCAAATTGTATGCAGATGCAATCGCTGGCGCTTTGTCAATGGACAATGTGTTACCGCGCGGAACATATGTTGAGTTTGATGCCGACGAATATCTAGAAGAAAACTTTATGGCCGACAGCATGGATGACCGAGAAACAGTTATAGAAGAAAACACACAAGAGGAGTTAGCACGATGATCAAGTTAATTGCAGGCGATTTTACGCTTGACGCCGCTAAAGGCGACGCACCACGACGCACCATAAGCGGAACCGCAGTTCCCTACAACGTGCCGGCAACAGTTTCGGACGGCACAGCTGTAATTTTCCGTCCAGGCTCATTGCCAGTCGAGGGCAAAGCACCGCGTCTGTTTCTCTACCATTCGGCTGAAATGCCAGTAGGAATTGTGACGGAGCGCGTAGATACCGAGCAGGGAATGTTGTTCAGCGCAAAGATCAGCGCCACCAGCCTTGGCAATGACGCTTTAATTATGGCCATGGATGGCACCATTGACCAAGTATCGGTAGGCGTGAATCCGACCAAGTTCTCGTACGACGAAGAAGGAACAATGGTCATTGAGTCAGCCGACTGGATGGAATTGTCCCTAGTTCCGATTGGCGCTTTTGGCGATGCCGCAAACATCACCAAAGTTGCAGCGAGTATCCACCAAGAGCCCGAAGAAGTAGTGTTAAATGAAGAAGTAACCCCAGTAGAGGAGAAACAAGAAATGTCCGAAGTAAACGAAACCGCAGTCGAGGCAACCATCCCTACTGCACCAGTATTTGCACAAGCAAAGCGCAAGTTTGATCTGCCAACCGCAGGTGAATACCTTGCAGCAATGCACATCGGCGGAGAAACATTCCGCAACGTTGCAGCAGCCGCACGCGACTACGCATTGTCAAAGCAAAGCGCATTGCAAGCAGCTGCCGGCGATGTACTTACCACAGACACACCTGGTCTTTTGCCAGTACCAGTTCTTGGGCCAGTATTTGAAGACCTAAACTACATCCGTCCAGTAGTCGCAGCAGTAGGCGCTCGCGCAATGCCAGACGGTGGCAATCAAAAAACATTTATTCGTCCAACATGGACGACGCACACGTCGGTAGGTACACAGTCAACTGAACTTTCAGGAGTGTCAGCAACTACGCCAGTAATCGCGTCAAACGTTGTTACCAAGACCACGCTTGCCGGTCAAGTTACTTTGTCAGTACAAGACATCGATTTCACTAGCCCCGCCGCCATGGAAATCATCTTGCGCGATCTCGCAGGACAATACCTGTTGCAAAGCGACAACGTGGCAGCCGATGCGATCACCGCAGGTGCATCAGCATCAGGTTCAACTTGGACTTACAACAGCACCGACCCATCAACGTTGTTTGCAGCGCTTTACGATGCAGCAACCGACATCTTGACCGCTAGCAACTTCTTGCCTGACCACATTTTTGTGTCACCAAACGTGTGGAAGTTGCTCGGCCAGCAATTGGACGCAGATAAGCGTTCGGTATTCCCATACGCTGGCGCTGCCGGTCTTATGGGCGTAAACGCTGCAGGAACCGCAAACATCACACAGCTCAACACGTTCAACCCATTCGGTCTGAACCTTGTTGCCGATCGCAACTTTGCAACCAACACAATGGTCGTGGCAAAAGCATCAGCAATCGAGTATTATGAGCAGGTTCGTGGGTTAATGTCAGTTGAGGCTCCATCTACTCTCGGCAGGGTTTTCTCCTACTATGGGTATGTAGCAACATTCATTGCAGACAGCGATCTCGTCAAGTCCATCATCGTCAGCCCTTAATTCGAAAGGTAGGCCCTAGTAATGGCCACCTATTCGGTCACTAACAAGTACCTAATTGACAATTACGCCGTACTGCAACTCCTGACCCCCAGCGAGATTGCAGTCGGCCAGTCAATTACGGTCGCTGGCGTTGACGCCACATTTAACGGCACCTACACGGTGCGCGCATTGCCACAGTATTTGTACATTGGTGTTGACAGCCAGGGCGACCTGCTATACGACTACCAGTTGCCGATCGCTGATCAGGTGCTTTACGCAAGAACCGCTAACGATGTTGATCGCACCGCCGCATCTGGCACCGTTTCGTATGACCCCGTTTGCACTTGGGTGACGGCCGCGCAGGTCATGTCTTACCTTGGCATCACTATTGCTAACCCGTCTGACGATTACACGTTGCTCACGCAATCGGTGTCGGCTGGCAACCAGTTCGCATATCGCAGGCGTCAGGAGAGCGGCTATATTGACTCCCTAACGACCTCACCAGGCGGTGACGCAACATTGGGCACTTTGATGTATTGCGCTGCTTTGTGGCGCTCAAGGGGCTCAATAGAGGCAACCTACGCCACGTTTGACGGTATGGGCTCGGCACCACAGCAAAGCCTGACCCCGATCGTCAAACAGCTGCTTGGCATCCCTCGTCCAGCGGTTGCCTAATGTCGTACACCGACCTGTTTAACGAAGCGATTGATGACGTTACAGCGACGTTGACCGCGGTGTCTGGTTTGCGCGTTGTAAATGACCCAACCAAACTTGCGCCGAACTGCGTGTACTTGGATGCACCAAACTTTACGACTATTGCAGGCAACGGCAACGTGGTGCGCCTCGAGTTCCCAGTCAAAGTAATCGGTTCTGGGCCTGCAGGTCTGCCGGTGCTACGTCAGATTTTGAGCATTGTGGCAACCGTGCTTGGCTCGTCAATCATTGTCATGGCTGGCCGTCCGTCAAGCCTTGAGATCGGTGGCGCGCTGTACCCGTGCTACGACCTTGATTGCGCTATCCAAGCCCAGACTTCGTAATCCACAACTAAGCAACAGTAATCATCTACTATCAGAACAGAACTTAAGGAGCAATCATGGCATCAGCAACATACCTCTCAAACCCAGTCCTCACAATTAACAGCGTTGATTTGACCGATATGTGCAGCGCAGCGACATTGACCTATCTGGTTGAAGCGCTTGAAGACACCGCGTTCGGAACTAACTCACGCAGTTACACCGCTGGCCTTGTCAACAACGAAGTGACTTTGACGATGTACGCGTCGTTTGCAGCGACCGAAACTTACGCAACGTTGTTCCCATTGGTTGGCACTAAGACCAACATCACCTTGACCCCAGCGTCAGGTGCAGAGTCAGCAACTAACCCGAAGTTTATTTTGACTGGTTGCTACCTTGA